TTCATCTTCTTTTCGCCAGAAGCAGCCTCTTGACGCTGACGCTCTTCTTCAGCGTTTTTGTAAGCGTCACGAGAAATTGCGGCTGGAGCAAAACCCATCGCGCCACTGCGAGCCAGTTCACCCATCATGCCTTTGCCGGACATGATCCCGGCGAGGGGAGAGAAGTCTTCGAATTTCATACGGACCGTCCTTTCGTTTTGGCGACCTTGTCAAGCATCTTGCCCATGATCAGCCTTTCTGCTCTTTGCGGAGGTCGTCAATCTTTGCCTCCAGCCGAGCAATACCAGCATCAAAACGCTCCATGATTTTCTCCATGTCGCGGTGAACTTCTGCACGAGTGATGTGTTCACGAGCAACCTCCTCTCTGGTTTTGTTGAGAAGAATGCTGATCCTGTTCAGTTCTTCAAATTTTTCTTTCACGATGAACCCCAACAATGCGACGATTGCTGTAAGGATCACGTTCCATACCATCATCTCCATTACCATTTCACCTTATCAGCCCAATACGCCGCGCTCATCTTGCCCTTGGCAATGTTCTTTGCGTGACGTGCTTTAAACGATTTGCGCTTTGCCTTCATGCGGTCAGACTCGCCCGCCTTGGGCGCTCCTGCCGTACCAGACACAGTGCCGACTTTTTTGCCTTGCTGCCCGAAACGGATCACCTTCTCCTTGCCGCCCTCGCAAGCCTTCACAACGTGAGACTTCTTTGGATGCGTGGGGGTGGATCGAGGCGAGTTGCAGGGCATCGCCGATTTCTTGACTGGCTTAACCATTGGCGACCTTCCTTTCTTCCTCAATCGGTTTGAGGAGCGGGTACAGGAAGTCTTCGCCAAACGCGCCTTCGAACTCGTGGACACCCATGTGCCCGAGTTTGATGGTGGGGTCTACCCATGCGGTGAATCCATGCTGATGGGCGCGGTCACAGAAGACGTAGTCTTCGCCGATGTAACCGTCCGGGGTTGACTGGAAGTCAAAGAAAGACTGAAGCACCTTGCCGGTGTTCTGGTCCATGTACTTCCACTCGGGGTGTGCGTCTCGCAAGGTCTCAAAGACTTGGCGCTGGATCATGATGAACCCAGTGCCAACACGCTTGACCTTGACCAGCCCCATCTTGTCCATGAAGATGTTGCCGTTTTCATCTTGGTCGAGCGAGGAGAAGTAGACCTTCTCTTTCTTGCGAGCGGCTCCGACACCTGCAACGATTGGCTTGGTCTGACTCCATGCCAGAAGACGGATCACGTCATCGGCTTGGAAAGTCATGTCCGAGTCAACCATCAGAAGATGATCGGCATCGGACTCAAGGAATTCGTTGGCAATGATGTTCCTCACCCGGGACACTACAGAGCATCCCGAGACGTTCGACATCTGAATCTGAATACCGTGCTGCTGCGCTTTGACGCAGAACTCGGCAAGCGCAATCGCTAACTTGACCGAGACCTTGAAGTCATACGCTGGCAACCCGATGAACAGTTTCTTGCCATGCAGGTTGAAGGAAGCCTCTGATTGCATGACATCACCCGTAGATCACCATGATGGACGCAACGTCCGTCAGGTCAACGTAAAGGTTTGTCTCAACCAGAATGCCTTCACCCGGCATCGGAAGCCAGAAAGTTCCAGAAGCAGCGGCTGCTGGGGAGTTCATGGTCATCAGGATAGGACCGCCGGAACCGCCATCTCGAAAGACGACAGAGCCAGCAGCAGCACCCGATACACCATAGACAGCCTTGATCCGACAACGAAGCAAGTCGTTGTCGTTCTGGTCTTTCATCTGCCCATCGGTAGTTCGCGGTTTTGACGCTAGTACGTCATATTGCATGGAAGCCATGTCAGCCTCCTATTACGAGTTCGCGAACGGCGTAGCAGGAGAGCCAGTGCAGACGATAACGCCATTGACCATGTACTTGTTGGTGGTCAACGAGGTGATGGTGATGCAAGTGCCGACCACACCGCCAGTGTCAGAGCCGTTCAGATTGATGAAGTCGTTGGCGGCGGCGGGAATAAAGCCAGCCATTGCGCCAGACGTATCAGAGTCAATCGACAGAACCGAGCCAATGAACTTGTCAGTGCCGTTCGTGCCGATCTTGACCGAAGAGGTCGCAATCGTCGCGTCCACCCAAATGGTGAAGGTCGCACTTTGGTTGTTCTGGGTGTTGGGATCAGCGCCCGGGCCAGCCGCAGGGGCGTTTGCCGTGGTGTTGATTGCCGGGAGAGTGATCGTCAGGTTGGAGGCCAGAGTGCCACCCACCTTGAGAATCTTGCCAGCGTGTGCTGCCACCGTCAGGGTGGTGCTGGAGGTCAGAGAGACCACATTGCCTGCGCCCTGCGAATAGAAGCCATTCAGCGAGCGAACCGGGCCGTCGAGAGTAGTAATTGCCATGATCAACCTTTCGTGTTGTAGCACATCCTCTTATCGTCTCTACAAAGTCTGCTAGGTCAGTCGATAAGAGTCGGATTCCTAGATGTGAACATCATACTGCGTTTAAACAAAAAAGGGGAGGGTTTTACCCCCCCCCCTCTTCTTTAAGCGCCGGGAGAGCCAAACACGCCCAGCGGGTCAGACCAGCCGAACGAGTAACGCTCACGAGCCTTGTAACGCACGTTGCCGGTATCGAAGTCGCCGTCCATCGAGGTGGCGAGCGGGGTACGGACAAAGTGCTTCAGGCCGTTAGGCACATCAGTGGACAAGAACCATGCGTTGTTGTCGGTCAGGAAGTTATTGACGGTATAACCACCCGGGATCGACCCATTGTTCTTGATTGCGTTGATGTCGTTGTTGTTGGTCGCGACACGGAGTTCGGTTTCCAACAGGCGGGTAGCCACGAACATCAGGCTCGGAGGAACAATCAGTTTGCGAGGCTTTGCAGCGATCAGCAAACCACGTTCGTCGGTCCACGCTGCGATCTGGATAACGGCGGCTTCCAGAGAAGTCTCGTTCAGATCGGCAGGGGTGGCAGGCTCGTTGGAGTTCGTTCCACCGGAGACCAGAGGGTGAGCAGTCGAGAACAGTTCGACACCATCGCCACCGGTATAGGTAGACGAGAAGCCGTTGTTCAGGATGTTCGCCGCTTTGACCTGCTTGGTGTACGACATCGCACGGGCCAGAGCCTTGGTGTAGCGAGCCGAGAGAGAGTCATAGAGGTTGTCCTCAATGGCTTCTTCCGTCAGGCTGAAACCAAGAGCAATGGTTTCGTGCTGGTAACGAGCAGTCCATGCTTCCTGCGCGTTGTCATAAGCGATGGCAGAGCCTTCGTTTTTGACCGGCGCGGCAGAGAAGCCCGACAGTTTGGTTTCTTCTTCGAACGAACGCTCAGAGGTTTCGGTTTCGAAAATCTCTTTGTGCTGTTCACCGTAGGTTTCATACTCCAGACCGAACAATGCGTTCAGACCGGGCAGAAGTTCCTTAAGTAGTTGTGCGCGGGAGATAGCCATTTATTAACTCCTTCCAGTTGCATTCTCATACAGGGAGATGCCGAAGTTAAATCGGACAATCACCTCTGTGTAAGAACCCGGATAGCCAGCAATGGCGGTCTCGGGGACAACGTCCACCACGCGAATCGGGAGAGTGGTCTCCGTATCGGTCGTGTTCAGGACTGCGTTTTTGGAATTGCCATTGGTGGTGCTGCCAGTGTTTTGTACCAGCGACACGTTTTTGCCAACAGCAGCCTGAGTGAGGTAACCAATGGTAGTACCAGTGGAAACCACAGCGACTTTGTACAACTGATCGGGATCATCTTGTACATAAGCCTGAATACCCGCCACGTTCACAGCGCCGGGGTAGTATTGCTTGTACACCGGTTGCGAAGTGTTGGGGTCAACGTAGGTGCATCCGAGGAAAACACCAATGGTGGTCGCGGTAGCCGTGGTCTCAACCTTGGTGATGTTACCGCTGGCGTTCAACGTAACCACGTCGCCATAAAAAATGGCGGTGGTTTCGTTTTGACCAATCGGTAGTTCACGGGTTTGACCTGCGTACACCTGACCGCCCAGCAGGTTCACAGGAACCATGCCGTAGGGGGCAGAGACTTCAGGATAAGCCATGTCTTACTCCTTATGCCCGTCTACCTCTGCTCATGGTCGATTTACGTTCGCTGAACAGTGGCATCCGAGGATCGTTTTCTTTCATCAGATTGGCATCTACGGCTCGCGTTTGGGCATCTGTCTGATTGCGCACATATTCTGTACGCTGCTCGACGAATTCCTCCGGCGTTTTGCAGAGAACCAATCCACCAATCTCGACAAGGCCAGTGGTCTTGCCGGGATATTGCAGTTCTGAGTGATCTTCCCGTTTGACCGGAACCCATCCCTCATCCTGCTTGGACATCATGTTGCGGTCATCCGCTTGCCCCAGAATCGATTTACGAATCCAGCGGTACGAATAACCTTCTTCCCTATTCGGGTTCGGCAAAAGCGAAGGCGGTGTCCAAGCCTTTTTCCTAATGCCTTGTTCGCGAGTCTCTTGATCTCGTGGGGTGCGATCAGCCATTTGTCATCTCCTTTGCGACTTGTTCAGCGTATTTTTCCAAGGGCACTCCAAGTCGCTTTGCAATGGCGACCTGAGTTTTGGTCAGGGTGATCTTCTTTGATCCCGCTGCGCCTCTGGAGGCAGGAGCGACAACGTTCGCGGCAGGTTTTGAAGACCTGAATTTCTGTGGGAATGAATCCCGAATGCGAGCATCGAGTTGCTCGAAATAGGCGTCCGATCCGGCGACATATCCACTCTGGACGAGTTGATCGTGGATACCAAAGGCAGCACCTCTCATAACTGGGTCTTCGTCAAACCAACGGTTTTCCGTTACCCACTGACGGGTGCGTTCGTCAGGAACAACTTGAGGTTGTTGTCTAGTTTCTACTGGAATTTCTGGCTGTTGTAAAGGGGCTTGGTATCGATGTTGATAATTGTCGATTTCCCTTTTGCCAACAACCGACTCCGCGAGTTTCTTCTGGGCGGCGATCATCTTCTCGGTGTCGCCCGCCTCATAAGCCTCCTTGTACTCACGCTCTGCCTGAGAAAGGATGGCCTCATGCTTTTCTTTGCTGGTCTCAACCAACACCCGCTCGCCCTGAGACAGTCGCTCCTGAAGCATCCGGTTTTGCTCTGCCACGCGCTGGGCGTAGGTCAGGGCTTCCTGCTGCTCGCGGGCAAGACGCTCTTTCTCGCGGCGCTCCTCGTGGTAACCGGCGCGGAGTTGGCGAATGCGCTTTTGGACGTTCTCGGAATACTGCGAGATTTCGTCGTCGGTGACCTCGATAGTGCCCTTCGGTTCGGGTTTACCCCTATCCGGTGCTGGCGTATCGTCTACGATCTCGATCTGGGCATCGCCCTCGATCTCAATCTCGACATTTGGGTTGTTGTTCTCAGACATGAATGCTCCTTATAGGCGGGTGACTACCCGGGGATCGGCAACGACAGCCTCAACGGTGTCGTCGTTTATGAGGCGAAACTCTTGATCACCCTCGGGGGTGGTGATCTTGAATCTCGTTCCAGAGTACGACCGCATGATGATGTAGTCGCCCTCTTTGCACCAAGGCCCGTCCGGGAACTTGTCCGGGTCTTGATAGGCTTGCGGACCCAGTTTCACAACTAAGCCCACGATAGACGCGATCTCTTCCTTCTGACGGACAGATTCAGCGATCACGATTTTCGAATCCTTGAAGGTCTCCTCCTTCTTCGGAATCGCAATAAGAATGCGGTAGCCCTGCGGCTCCGGTAGTTCCAGTTTACTCATCAGGTAAGTCCTCAATTATTCTTATGAGACGTTGAAAAGCGCGGATTTGGCCCACTACCTCGCGGTAGGTGGCGTAGTCCTCGACAGGGTTGAAGGCGATACTTTCCTTCAACGATTCCTGTTCTTTCTGGAGTTCACTGAGGAGGTAGTCCCTTAGTGCCAAGGTTGGCTCCTATCTTTAGACCCTCAATGCTCTGCTTCGAAT